CATTCTGCTGAAGGATTGCGGTCTATAGTGATCTCCACCCTCACGTCTATCGCTACAGACCCCGACGAAAAGGGATCCACGAGAGTGCAGGCGGTACGCTCAATCGGGCAGCTAGTCGGCGTGGATGCTTTTAGAGAGACGAAGCGCATAGAGCGAGTCCAGGATTCGGGCGATATACGCAAGCAGATATTAGAGCAGCTTCGGGGCATCACTATTAACAGCGACACTGGTAGCGAGGCTGAAGTGAATAGCTTGCTGGGTGAACTGGTGGATGAAATTCCGCAGGGTGACGGTATCAATTTAGTAACAGGCACTACTGGGGAACCCCCCCACCCCCTAGATATGGGGGCTGAGGTAAGTCTGTCTATACATAGTATTCCACTCGAACAATCCCAGGCTTTTTCCGATAAGCCTTTTAAAAAAGACCCCCCCACCTCTTTTGAGAATGGGACCCCCGGGGGGGATATATTTTTAGAAAAAGACGATATTATTGATTAGACAATTAGTTATCAAAACTTTGCTTGTGTAAGAACTTACACGAAGGAATTTTTGACAACTATTTAGTGTAAGAATTTACACTAGGGATATATGGAAAAGAGTTTAAGTAGGGTGATGATTAATTTAGAGATGAAGGCTAGGCGTTGTGATAAGACGTTTGAAGAATGTATAGGTATGGATATGACGCCAGTTCAGAAGGATGTATTTTTGATTATTGATGAGTGGTGGAAGGTTTATGGGTTTGGTCCTAGCATTAGGGATATATGCAGGATTCGTGGGAAGAGTGGGATGGGGAACACGAGCGAGATAATAGATAGGTTGGTGAAGATTGGTGTATTGAAAAGGGTAAAGGGGAGTTTTAGGTCTGTTAGGCCGGTGTATATAAACTTCAGGGGTTTGGAGTAGTGTTTTATATAAGATAACAGTGGAGAGTTTGCTTTAATGGATTTAGACGAGCTAATCAATAAGTTACCGGCGGCGGAGCAGGAAAAGTTATTCCAGCAGGTTACGGAGTATCGGGAGGCGATTGTTAGGGAGAAGGCGCAGAAGTCTTTTATGGCGTTTGTGAAAGAAATGTGGCCGGGGTTTATACATGGGAGGCATCATGCTCTTATGGCGAAGAAGTTTGAGGAGATTGCTGAGGGTAAGTTAAAGCGGTTGATTATCAATATGCCGCCTCGGCACACTAAGTCTGAGTTTGCCAGTTATTTGTTACCGGCGTGGTTTTTGGGTAGGTATCCTAATAAGAAGGTTATCCAGACTTCTAACACGGCGGAATTAGCTGTGGGGTTTGGTCGTAAGGTTCGTAACTTAGTGGGTAGTGATATATATACAAAGATGTTTCCGGGTGTAGGTCTACGGGCGGATTCTAAGGCGGCTGGTCGTTGGGCTACTAGTCATGGCGGCGACTACTTTGCTATTGGTGTTGGTGGTACGGTAACGGGTAAGGGTGCGGATCTATTGATAATAGATGACCCACACTCAGAGCAAGAAGCAAGACAAGCACAGGGTGACCCTGGGGTATTTGATTCTGTATATGAGTGGTACACGTCTGGTCCTCGTCAGCGACTTCAGCCTGGCGGGGCCATAGTTTTAGTTATGTGTATGACAGGGGATACGCGTGTTTTGTTGGCCAATGGGTTGGAGAAAGAGCTACGCAGCATTAAGGTCGGGGATGAGGTTGCTACGTATGACAGTGGAAAAATAACAACATCTAAAGTACTTAATTGGCAGTCAAATGGTTTTGATTTTACATATAGAATAACAACGAATTTTGGTAAAATTGTTTATGCGAATGAGAGACATCCATTTCTTGTTGATAACAATGGAGTACGGCAATGGATACGACTGAAAGACCTAAAGGAGGGAATGTTACTTGTAGCAACAAGGACTGTGGAAGACCCGCACGAGCACAAACAAGACCGGGAGGACTTTGTGCCCCATGCCAAGCAACACGCTCATACCACAAGATCTTGCTCAGTTCCGCAAAATACTTACGAGATAATTCTTGAAGAGATTACAGATGTAACACCTTATGGTTATGAAGAGGTATTTGATGTTGAGATTGAGCGGACTGAGAACTTCATAGCCAACGGACTAGTAAGCCATAATACAAGATGGTCTGACAAGGACTTAACGGGGCGTGTGCTTAAGAATGACTTGGCGGATTGGGAGGTTATAGAGTTACCGGCTATTTTGCCGTCGGGCAATTCTCTTTGGCCTGAGTTTTGGTCTATAGATGAGCTAACGGCGCTGAAAGAAGAGTTACCGTCGTTCAAATGGAATGCGCAGTACCAGCAAAAACCTACTGGCGATGAAGGTGCCATAGTAAAACGTGAGTGGTGGCGTCGGTGGGAGAAGGAAAGACCGCCAAGGTGTGAGTTTATTATCCAAAGCTGGGACACGGCGTTTACAAAAAGCCAGCGGGCTGACTATTCGGCGTGTACTACGTGGGGGGTATTCTATTTAAACGAGAATGAGTCGGATGTCCACATCATCTTGCTAGATTCTTGGAAGGATAAGGTGGAATTTCCTGATTTAAAAGTGGCGGCCAAGCAGTTTTACGATGAATGGGAGCCAGATAGCTGCATTATTGAGGCAAAAGCTGCCGGAACACCGTTAATTTTGGAGCTACGGCGCATGGGCGTGATGGTGCAGGACTTTACCCCTACCCGTGGCAACGACAAGTTCGTTCGTTTGAATAGCGTCACGGATTTATTTAGTTCAGGTAAAGTATGGGCACCAGAAACGCGCTGGGCTGATGAGGTTATTGAAGAATTTGCACGATTTCCAAATGCGGAGCATGACGACTTAGTTGATTCCGGGGTGCAGGCGCTAATCAGATTTAGGCAGGGCGGGTTTTTGCGGCTAGCATCTGATGAGCAGGATGAAATTGTCAATTTTCGTAGGAAAGCGGCGTACTACTAATATGGATAATGTAGACGAAAGCTGGCACGGGGGAATTTTTGGAAAAAAAGGTGGTTGTTTCCTTTCTATGCAAAAATGGCTAAATGGTGTTCCACCTTCATTCGTTGGGCACGATTGGAGTCAGGTTAAAAATAACATTACTGGAACAGCATCTTTAATTGAAGACTAGTTATGGCAAAACCTTATGCGTTAGTTGAAAGTGAGTCTTTAATATGCAAGACTTTATTGTTACATGCAAAGTTAACGCCAGACGATCAGTGGGTTCCTTACTATAATTTTGTCGTAACCCCTGTACCTGGCTACATATTAAAGCTAGACTCATTCATTATGAATTTGGCTAGGATACGTAAGTTTCATGCAGGAATTTTACGGATGAACCCGAACACTTGTTACAACTGGCATTCAGATACTGATCGTAAGGTCGGGCTAAATATGCTGATTGAGGATGATGGGGATAGCCGTACGTTATTTATAGCTGGAGAACCTGGGGTAGTATTTGATACCGAAGAGCTAAGGTATAAACCAGACATGTACTATGCATTTAACACGCAAGTTCCACACATGGTATTAAATACCAGTAAGCCAAGATACCTTTTTAGCCTTGAGTTTTTGGAAGAAGACAGAGGGCTAACATTTAATGAACTTTGCAGAGACATTGAAGGACTAAGTTATGTCAATTGAAAAATCCTTATATGCTGCCCCAGCGGGCATGGAAGACTTGATGGGTGATGAAATCGCTGAGTCTCAGATTGAGATTGAGATTGAAAACCCTGATTCCGTAACGATTGGTGTGGATGGGTTGGAGATTGAGATTGTGCCAGACGAAGAGTCGGAAGATGATTTTGATGCTAACTTGGCAGAGTACTTAGGTGAAGATGTATTGCAGAGTATTGCTAGTGAGTTGAGCGGCGATTTTGAGGATGACATAGCTAGCCGCAAAGACTGGATGCAGACTTATGTAGACGGTCTTGAGTTACTGGGCATGAAGATTGAAGAGCGGACGGAGCCGTGGGAAGGCGCGTGTGGTGTGTACCATCCCATGCTGTCTGAGGCTTTAGTTAAGTTCCAATCTGAAACCATGATGGCAACTTTCCCATCGGCGGGGCCAGTTAAGACACAGATTATTGGCAAAGAAACGCCCGCCAAGAAAGAATCGGCCAAACGAGTTCAGGAGGATATGAACTATCAGTTGACCGACGTAATGAAAGAATATCGCCCTGAGCATGAGCGTATGTTATGGGGCTTGGGACTTGCTGGTAATGCATTTAAGAAGGTGTACTTTGACCCAAGTCTAGATCGTCAGGTGTCCATCTTCGTTCCGGCAGAAGACATTGTTGTGCCGTACGGCGCTTCTAATCTAGAGTCTTCGCCGCGTATTACGCACGTTATGCGTAAAACTGAGAACGAGGTTCGTAAGCTACAAGCCGCTGGATTCTGGCGCGACATAGACTTAGGCGAGCCTGCTAATGTATTAGATGAGGTTGAGAAAAAAATTGCCGAGAAGATGGGCTTTAGGGCTACGTCGGATAATCGGTTCAAGTTTCTTGAGATGAATGTTGATCTCGACCTAAAAGGTTACGAGGACAAAGATAAGGATGGTGAGCCTACGGGTATTGCCCTTCCTTACGTTGTCACTATCGAACAAGGTTCTAGCGAGGTTCTGGCTATCCGCCGTAACTGGGAGCCTGAAGACAAGAACCACCAGAAGCGCCAGCACTTTGTACACTATGGATATGTGCCAGGCTTTGGCTTCTATTGCTTTGGCCTAATTCATTTGATTGGCGCTTTTGCTAAATCAGGCACTTCGCTTATCCGTCAGTTAGTTGACGCAGGCACGCTGTCTAATTTGCCGGGCGGATTCAAAACCCGTGGTATGCGAGTGAAAGGTGACGACACACCGATTGCTCCAGGCGAATGGCGTGACGTAGATGTAGCCTCTGGCACCCTCAAAGATAACTTACTTCCTTTGCCATATAAAGAGCCAAGCCAAGTTTTGGCTAGCTTGATGGATAAGATTATTGAAGAAGGTCGCAGATTTGCTAATGCTACGGATTTGCAGATTAGTGATATGTCGGCGCAAGCGCCAGTGGGTACAACCCTAGCTATTCTGGAGCGAACACTTAAGAATATGTCTGCCATTCAAGCGCGTGTTCATTACTCTATGAAGCAGGAGCTTGGTCTTTTAAAGCACATTATTGCTGAGTACACGCCAGAAGACTATTCCTATGAGCCAACTGAAGGTGACCGTAGAGCTAAGAAATCCGACTACGATAATGTAGATGTTATTCCGGTTAGCGATCCTAACGCCGCCACAATGGCGCAGAAGATCGTACAGTACCAAGCGGTTTTGCAATTGGCTCAGGGCGCACCGCAGTTGTACAACTTGCCTTTGTTACACCGACAGATGCTAGATGTACTCGGTATTAAGGACGCGCAAAAACTTATCCCTATGGATGAGGATCAAAAGCCGACCGACCCTATATCGGAAAACCAAAACATCTTGGCGGGTAAACCAGTCAAAGCTTTCCTTACCCAGGACCATAAGTCACACATTATTGTCCACATGGCGGCAATGCAAGATCCTAAGATTCAAGCGATTCTTCAGCAAAACCCAATGGCGCAGCAGATGTCTGCATCAATGATGGCGCATATTAATGAACACTTAGGCTTCGAGTATCGCAAACAAATAGAGCAACAACTGGGTATGTCCCTGCCACCACAGAAGGACGAAAACGGCGAAGAAACGCCGATGGACCCAGAAGTCGAAGCACGGTTGTCCCCTTTGTTGGCGCAAGCAGCTCAGAAATTACTGCAACAAAACCAGCAGGAAATTCAACAGCAGCAAGCCAAACAGCAGCAACAAGATCCAATTGTTCAAATGCAGATGCAAGAGATACAAATTAAACAAGCCGATCAGCAACGCAAAGCACAAAAGGATCTCGCTGATATTGAGCTTAAAAAATCACAGCAGCAAATCGAGCGCGAGCGGATTCAAACTCAGCAAGCAACCGATACTAAGCGCATACAAATGGACTTACTCAAAACGTCAGTACAAA